CACCCGGTGGACAAAGCTTCGTCAGGTTGAAGCCCAGCTTGCTTACATGAACTCCCCCCATAGATTTAATGTTGTCCCCAGCGGGCGGCGTTCAGGCAAGACAGAATTTGCAAAGCGCAAGGTCGTGCTCCGGTTACTCTCCATGCCAGGGGATGTCGGGGCAAGCACTTTTGAAGACCCGAAATACTTTTGTGCCGCCCCCACTCGCGATCAGGCCAAGCGAATTTATTGGGATGATCTGAAAAAACTGATTCCAAAGAAAATGATCGCCAAGGGTGGCATTTCAGAAACTGAACTGACCATCCGCACGATATTGAATTCTTCAATATCGGTTGTTGGTATGGACAAGCCGGAACGAATGGAAGGCTCCCCCTGGGACGGTGGGATCCTAGATGAATACGCGAACATGAAGCAGCAAGCATGGGGCGCGAACATCCGGCCGGCTCTCTCAGATAGACTCGGTTGGTGCGACCTCATTGGTGTGCCTGAGGGGCGGAATCACTACTACGCGATGGCTGAGATGGCGAAGGCCATGATGGCAGAGCGCGGTGACAAGAGTGAGTGGGGATACTTCCACTGGTTCTCGTCCATGGTGCTGCCTGCCAGTGAGATTGCGGCGGCTAAGGAAACTCTGGATCAGTTGACCTTCCAGCAAGAGTATGAGGGGTCATTCGTAAACTTCTTAGGGCGGGCCTACTATGGATTTACGGACAAGAACAAGGGTCCACTCCGATACAACGCAGACGCGCCACTTATTCTATGTCTGGACTTTAACGTCGATCCTGGGATTGCGGTGGTGGCGCAGGAGCAGGCGCTTCCCACAGAAAGGATGGGCACAGGTGTCATTGGCGAGGTTTACATTCCACAGAATTCTAATACGCTGGCGGTCTGTAAGAAATTCGTCGAAGACTGGGGAACTCATCGAGGCGATCTATTCGTGTATGGTGACGCGAGTGGAGGCGCTCGGCGCACTTCGGCGGTGCAAGGTTCCGATTGGGATATCGTGCAAGAAGTTCTGCGCCCGGTTTTCGGCGCCAGAATGAAGATGCGAGTCCCCAGGGCGAACCCTGCAGAGCGGAGTCGGCTGAATGCAATGAACTCCCGATGCAGCAACGCCAACGGGGACATCAGGCTCATGGTGGATGTCTCCAAGGCTCCACGCACCGCAGCCGATCTGGATGGTGTTCGCTTGCTCGAGGGCGGCAGTGGCGAGATTGATAAGAACTACGACAAGACACTATCACATTGCTCCGATGCACTCGGATATTATGTTTTCTACGAATACTCCAATGGTGGCGCGGTCATAATCACCCGAGCATATTATGGTGGATAACCTATTGCATCCGTGTGTGAATAACCCATACTTGTATGGGAGGTCCACCATGGCGGGCAAATATCTATTCAAGCATGGAACAAGAGTTCATCGGCTGGTTTGGGTTGAGCGCAATGGTCCAATTCCAGAAGGCTGTTGCATCCACCACAAGGATGGAAACAAGAGCAACAACGATATTTCAAATCTTGAATTGATGACCGCAAGCTCCCACATGAGTCACCATGCGCCTGATACGCGGGCCGGTCGGATGAAAGGACTTCCAGTAATGTTGGAAGCCGCCCGCAAGTGGCACAAGAGCGAAGAAGGTTCTGCGTGGCACCAGATGCAGTATGAACGGACAAAAGATCGTCTACACGCCAAGGATAAAATTCATGTGTGCGCGTGGTGCAAAAAGGAATACACTACTGGTAGGACAAGTAAGACCCAGTTCTGTTCTGGAAATTGCAAGATGCGGTTTAGGTATCATGATCCTGCCCTAATTGAAACTCATAAATGTGAAGGGTGTGGTGCTGAGTTTACGCGCCACCACGATCATAAATTGAAGGTGCGGTGCGCCTCCTGTCAAAAGAAGTTCAACAGGCATAAGTTCGCATACGGAGGTTGACCATGCCCATCCAATCTACGCACCCCGACTACAACGCTTGGGTTGGTCGTTGGACCACCTGCCGCGATGCGGTGGAAGGATCCTACGCTATAAAGCTGGCGGGGCCGAAGTATCTGCCCATGTTGAGTGCCCACTTCCAGCCCGTAGTCGGTCATAAGCAGTATGAAGCCTACAAGGACCGAGCTCTGTGGTTCGGCGCCACCGATCGGACGCTGAACGGATACGTCGGTGCCGTCATGAGGCGGGATCCGGGATATGTCGTCCCTGATTTGATTCAGAGTCGCCTAGAGGACATCACGGATGCCGGTCAGAACGCCACGGAGTTCATCCATTCGCAGGTGAAGGAACTTCTGACCACCGGGCGCTACGGACTTCTGGTCGACAAGGCCGCTGAGGACGTCGTGGAGGGCGAGCCCGCGTTCATCAAACTGTATTACCCAGAGAATATCACGAATTGGGTGTGCGACAAGGATGGTTGCCTGCTGGCCGTCGTGCTGAAGGAGTCAATTTTCATCCCGAAGGATGGCGACCCCTACGATCTCGAGGAGCGGACGCAGTTGCGAGAACTGGTCAAGCTTCCCGAGGGTTACACGGTTCGCCTGTGGGTGCAGAAAAAGAACAGTGATGGATTCCTGGCCGACGAATATGAACTGGCCGCTCCTCCAGTGCAGCCCACCCTTCGCGGAAATGCGATCGAAGACATCCCATTCGTGTTTGTCTCGTGCGACAAGGACTCGATGTCGTGTTCCAAGCCGCCGATCATGGATCTGGTGGACGCAAATATCAACCATTATCAGTTGGACGCGGATTATCGCCACGGCCTGCACTTCACAGCCCTCCCCACCCCGGTTTTCACTGGTGTTGACGAGGGAAAGGACTACTTCCTCGGTTCGGAGGTGGCGATCAACCTGAGAAACCCAGATTGCAAGGCGTTTTTTCTGGAATTTCAGGGCATGGGGCTCAGCGCCATCAAAGAGGCCATGGAAGAACGCAAGTCGCAGATGGCTTCGCTGGGTGCGGCCCTTATCCAGAACTCTCGCACTGGAAAAGGTGTGGAAACGGCCGAGGCCGCTAAGATTCAACACGCCGGTGAGACTTCGCTGCTGTCCACAGTGGTCAGTCGGGTTGAGGAAGCCATGGAAGAGGCGCTTGGGCTCGTTGCGGCCTGGGAAGGTCTGACCGTTACTGACGAAGGCATTGAGATCACCATCAATCGCGACTTTATTGACGCCACCCTTGCGGCGGCCGACATCACCGCGATGGTTGGCGCATGGCAGGCCGGAACTCTGCCGGTTACCGAGCTGTATTGGAACTTCCAGCGCGGCGGGGTGCTCAATCCGGCCACTACGGTTGAGGTTTATGAGGCTGCGGTGACCAAAATGGCCGCCGACAAACAGGCTAACGCTTTGGCCTTGGCCACTGCCGCCCCTGACCCGGGTTCTGACAGCTCTGAAGGGGGTACAGAGCCACCGAAGGCACCTGGGGCGGGTGGCAGTGGCCCAAGGGCAACGGGAGCCCGTAAAGCGGCCATAAAAACCGATCCAAAGGAGGATTAAGTGGCCACCGAGCGGCTTGTATCCGAAAACTACCTGCTGACTCTGGCCAGTAGGTTGTCGGAGGTCAAGTGCATCGTGGTCCTGGTTGAAGAATCGGATGGTGTGTTTTCGCACCACAAGGCCAAGTTCACCGATGCCAGTTCATGGATCAATGCGGTGGGCAACCTCCAAGCACTGTCACACGACATCCTCACGACTGGGGTTGTCTGGAATCCCTGCAACCCAGACGGCACCGACCTTGAGGAGGATCCGAAATGATCATCACACCTTCTACCCTGTTCACCATTGACGGACTAAAGTGTTTCTTGGTGGTAGTGTGCGATGAGACTGGTGCATCGTTAGAAGATGTGGGTAAGATGGATACAGTCTCTGGCAAGTATTGGCAGTATCAGCGCCACGATGATGGGTCTTATAAATACAACAAGTTTGACGGTGAACCCGTCATGATTGAAAAGCAGTGCGAGCAATTCTTTTTTACCATCGCAACGCCTTGTCGTTGTGAAAACCCGGACACACGGTCGTGTGGTCCAATATGCAGCGGTGCTGCGAAGGAGTAAGTCATGTTGAAGCCGGTTATCGCATCCCTTGAGGAAGTGGCGGAACCACTGCGGGGAGAATACAAGGCCGATGGCGCGGGTCGCTACGTCCTGGACACGAATGTGGAAGAGCATCCCGGTCTTCTACAGTTGAAGAACTCGCTGGCTAACGCCCGCAGCGAACGGAACACGGCCAAGGAGAACTTGGAAAAACTGGCCGGGGTGGACCCCGTGCGCTACCAAGAACTAGTCAAGCAGGACCTGTTAGTCAAGGAAGGTAAGTTGATCGCAGAAGGC